CAGCCAGCACCAGTACCAGACACCGCCTTCGGGCGGTTTTTTCATTTCAGGGGCCAGTAAATCCCCCCGTTTTCCGTTGCCCATACATCAGCCCATACATAGGGCGGATCGACCCCCATACACGCCAAATCCGATCATTTCCTCACGTTTTCGCAACTACCTGAAAGGAGAAAAACGTGAGCGTAAAACACCTCAACCAGCGTCAATTGGGCGACCGTTGGGACGTCAGCGAAGCCACTCTGGAGCGTTGGCGTTCTGAAGGAATCGGACCGGTCTTTCTTAAGCTGCAAGGCCGTGTTCTCTATCGCTTGGAGGACGTCGAAGCCTTCGAGGCCGAAAGCCTCCGCAAGAGCACCTATGAACCCGTCAATGCGGGAGGTGCGGCATGAATCAGCTGACACCCCACCAAGTTCTGGCCATGCCGGCCGGCGATCTGGCACTCCAGACCAGCGAGTCGTTGTTCCAACTCAAGAACGACGCCGCTGATCTACAGGCCTTGGCCAAAGCTGTCGTCGATCACCTCGATCGCGCCTTGGACCTGAAGTACTCGAAACAAGCACATGCCCTACGCCTGGCTGCAGGCAAGGACACCGGCGTCGTGCATTTCGATGACGGCCATGTTCAGGTCACTGCCGATCTCCCCAAAAAAGTCGATTGGGATCAGAAAAAGCTGGCCGATCTCGTGTGCCGGATGACGGCCAACGGGGACAACCCTGCCGAGTACGTCGAGATCAGCTACCGGGTCTCAGAAACCAAGTTCAACGCCTGGCCAGAAACGCTGAAAAGCGCGTTTGCACCGGCGCGCACCCTCAAAACCGGCAAGCCCGGGTTCCGTCTTGCATTGCTTCAGGAGTAACCAGCATGAAATTTCCATCGTTCAAAAAAGTGTCCCGTCAGGTGGCCGAACGCAAAGCACAGGAGGCAGAGCAGGCCAAGCCCCTGCCGCTGATGACTTGGCTGCGCAAGAACCTGTCTCTGTACTCGAAGCATTTGCCGGACGCGATCCGCATTCCTGCGATGGGGGCGGCGCGCCCCGATGAAGTGGTCCGTTTGCTGCCGGATGCAACGATCGACGATCTTGCCTTCGCCATCCAAGCCAGTGAAGAGGAAAGCAGTGAGGTGCTGCGTCGCACGGGTGCCTTGAAGGAGCTGTACGAGGCAGCACGAAAACGGGGCGCTTTGGGTACTACGACGATTGCCGAAGCATTTGCCGCTGCAGTCGATGGGGAGGTGCGCAAATGATGCTGCCCATCATTACTGCAGATCAGCGCTTGGCAGAGCGTCGTGGCATCAAGGGTGTCCTGGTCGGGAAGTCGGGCATTGGCAAGACTTCCCAGCTGTGGACGCTCAATCCGATCGCCACGCTGTTCATGGATTTGGAAGCCGGCGATCTCGCGGCTGAAGGCTACCAGTGCGACACCATCCGTCCTCGCACATGGCAAGACTGCCGAGACTTCGCGGTGTTCATTGGTGGCCCAAATCCGGCGCTGCGTGACGACCAGCCCTACAGCCAAGCGCACTTCGATGCGGTGTGTGGTCGCTTTGGTGATCCTGCTGTTCTGGATAAGTACGAAACCTTGTTTGTGGACAGCATCACCGTGGCCGGTCGCTTGTGCCTGCAATGGTGCAAGGGGCAGCCGCAGGCCTATTCCGAGAAAACCGGCAAACCCGACAGCCGTGGCGCCTACGGTTTGATGGGCCAGGAAATGATCGGCTGGCTGACCCATCTGCAGCACACCCGGCGCAAGAACGTCTGGTTCGTCGGCATCCTGAACGAAGCCCTCGATGACTTCAATCGCCGCGTCTTCTCACTGCAGATCGATGGTTCCAAGACCGGCCTCGAACTGCCGGGCATTGTCGATGAAGTCATCACCCTGGCTGAGATCAAGGGTGATGACGGCAGCAGCTATCGCGCCTTCATCTGCCAAACCCTGAACACCTGGGGCTATCCGGCCAAGGATCGTTCGGGACGCCTCGACCTGATCGAGGAACCCCACCTGGGTCGCTTGATGGAAAAGATCGCCGCGCCGGGGCGGCCTGCACTCGATCGCCTTGATTTCGCCCGTCCGGCGACCGCCGCCGTCGAACCCTCTCTGAATGCCAACGTTTCCCAGGAGTCCTGATCATGTCCTTCTTCGATTTCAATTCCGCTTCCGAACAAACTTCCTTCGATTTGATTCCGAAGGGTGCCCTGGTCCGTGTCCGCATGACGGTCAAACCCGGTGGCTTCGATGATGCCTCACAGGGTTGGACCGGCGGTTACGCCACCCGCAATGACAACACTGGTTCGGTTTACTTGAACTGCGAGTTTGTCGTGATGGAAGGGCAGTATGCCCGCCGCAAGATGTGGTCGCTCATCGGCCTGTACAGCCCGAAGGGCCCAGAGTGGTCGAACATGGGGCGAACCTTTATCAAGGCGGTTCTCAATTCGGCACGCGCCATCCATCCCAACGATAACGGCCCGGCGGCACAGAACGCCCGTCGCATCAATGGCTTTGCCGATCTCGACGGCATCGAGTTCCTGGGCAAGGTCGATTGGGAAAAGGACCAGAACGGCCAAGACAAGTGCGTCATCAAGTCAGCAGTGACGCCGGACCACAAGGACTATGCCGCCTTGATGGGCGGGGCCAGCCAACCGGCCCCGGCAGCCAGTGCTCCCAATTCCTATGCTCAGGCCACCGGACGCTCGCCGGTTCCGGGTCGTCCGAGCTGGGCGCAGTAAGGGAGGGCCAGCGTCATGATGCTCCGTCCCCGTCAATCCTTGCTGGTCGATCGCACCTTGTCGGCGCTCGATGCCTACGGGAACACGCTGGCCGTCGCGCCAACGGGGTCGGGCAAAACCATCATGCTGTCGGCGGTGGCCGGCAGGGTGTTGGTCGAGCCCGATGCCAAAGCGTGCATCCTGGCGCACCGAACCGAGTTGACCGGCCAAAACTGCGCCAAATTCGAACGCGTGAATCCGGGCATGAGCACGTCCGTGTTCGATGCCAACGAAAAGTCCTGGTCTGGCCAGGCCACGTTTGCCATGGTGCAGACCTTGTCACGGCTGTCTCACCTTGAACAGATGCCGACACTGGATCTGCTCGTGATCGACGAAGCCCACCACTCGTCGTCCCCCAGCTATCGGGCGGTGATCGATGCGGTGTTGGCACGCAACCCAAAGGCCGGCATCTGCGGCCTGACCGCCACGCCCAATCGTGGCGATGGCAAGGGCCTGCGCGATGTCTTCTCCAACGTGGCCGACCAGATCACTCTGGGGGAGATGATCGCTGCCGGTCATCTGGTCTCACCGCGTACTTTCGTCATCGATGTGGGTGTCCAGGATGCCCTGAAAAACGTCCGCAAGACGGCGATGGACTTCGATATGGATGAAGTCGCCTCCATTCTCGACAAGCGCTTGATCACGGAAGCGGTCATCAAGCACTGGAAAGAAAAGGCTTCGTCGCGCAAAACGATCATCTTTTGCTCGACCGTCGCCCATGCTCAGAACGTTTGTGATGCCTTCATCGATGCCGGGATCAATTCCGTCCTGATTCACGGTGAGCTGTCCGATGGCGATCGCAAATCACGCCTGGCTGAATACGAGCACGGTCGTGCGCAAATCGTGGTCAACGTGGCCGTGCTCACCGAGGGCTACGACTACACGCCGACCAGTTGCGTTGTCCTGCTGCGTCCCAGCTCTTACAAATCCACCTTCATCCAGATGGTCGGACGCGGTCTGCGTACCGTCGATCCGGAGGAGTTCCCCGGCGTCATCAAGTCGGATTGCTTGGTGCTCGATTTCGGAACCGCGAGCCTCATGCACGGTTCGCTGGAGCAAGAGGTGAACCTCGATGGCCATCTGCACGATGGCCCGGCGCCAACCAAGGATTGTCCCGACTGCGGTGCCGTGGTGCCGCTGGCCTGCATGGAATGTCCGTTGTGTGGCTACGTTTGGGAGAGGCAACCGCAGGATCTGGGCGTGCTGGCTGATTTCGTCATGAGCGAGATCGATCTGCTCAAACGTTCCAACTTCCGCTGGTGCGATCTGTTTGGCAGCGATGACGCCTTGATGGCGACCGGTTTCAACGCCTGGGGTGGCATTTTCTTCCTCAATGGTCGTTGGCATGCCGTGGGCGGTGGCCAAGGCATGCAGACACATCTGCTGGCGGTCGGCGAGCGCACAGTCTGCATGGCCAAGGCCGATGACTGGCTCAATGACCACGAAAGTGCTGACTCGGCCCACAAGACGCGTCGCTGGCTCAACGAGCCGCCAACCCCGAAGCAACTCCAGTACCTGCCCCAAGCGCTGCGTGCTGATTTCGGGATGACCCGCTACCAAGCCTCAGCCTTGCTTTCGTTTCAGTTCAACAAAACGTCGATTCAGCGCCTGGTCATGGCCGCCAACGACAGCTATCGGGAGGCGGCGTGAAATGCATCGTGTGCCACCGACAAGCCAAAGGGTATGGCTGGTTCAACACCCGCCGCAAACGGGGCGATCCCCAACGCTACTCCGACCAGTGGGTGTTCTGCTCACGTCGTTGTCAGGAGTCGTTTTCCAAACTGATGAACAAGACGGAGGGGCAAATGATCGACCCCAGTGACATGGAAAATGCCGCCATGCGTGCTTGCCTGGCGCCGCTGGGTGAGTACGTCGGTGAGATCGGCATGCAGCGTCCCTTGGCGGATTACAGCCGCGATGAGGTGTTGATGCTGATCGATGTCGTGGTCACGGCCTACCAGGACTGCATGGTGGCCGAGCACGAACGCATGGCCGCCAAGGAACGCGCATTCTTTGAGGAACGTCTGGCGCGTCAGGGGCTAGCGACTGGGAAAGGAGTGCCGTTCTGATGCTTGATTTCAATCACCGCCCCAAGATTCACGAACAGATCAGTGAGCTGATCGATGCTGCACTGCTGGCAGAACGCCAGCAGCAGACCCCGCGCAATTATCTCGGTGCATCTCGCCTGGGCGTGGCCTGCGAACGAGCCTTGCAGTACGAGTATTTGCACATTGCCCCCGATCCTGGACGGGATTTTTCGGGCCGCGTACTGCGCGTGTTTGAAGTCGGTCACGCCCTGGAGGACCTGGCCATTCGCTGGTTGCGCCGGGCTGGATTTGAGCTTTACACCCAGAAAGCCACAGGCGGGCAGTTTGGATTTTCCGTGGCCGGTGGGCGCATCCAGGGCCACGTCGATGGCGTGATCAATGGCGCACCGGCGTCACTGGGGATGAACTTCCCCGCACTCTGGGAGTGCAAGACGATGAACGACAAGTCTTGGCGGGACACCGTCAAGCAGGGCGTCGCCAAGTCAAAGCCGGTCTACGCGGCTCAGATGGCCATCTACCAAGCCTACATGGAGTCGGCTATTCCCGGCATCTCGCGCAACCCAGCGTTGTTCACGGCCATCAACAAGGACAGCCAGGAGATCTGGTTCGAGTTGGTGCCCTTTGATGGTGGTCTGGCGCAACGGATGTCGGATCGGGCCGTGAATGTCATCGCAGCGACCGAAGCTGGCGAGCAACTCCCCCGCCACACGACAACGCCGACGCACTTCGAGTGCAAATGGTGCGCATGGCAGGATCGGTGTTGGGGAGTGGCCGGATGACGGAAAACATCGTGTGGCTCGATTTCAATGACGCGATCGATCCGCGTGAGGCGCAACTCAACGACACCGAAGCACTTCGTGCCGGCCTGCTCGACCGGCTTGAGTCGGTATTGCTCTACCTGTTTCCACAAGGACGCATCCGTGGTGGCAAGTTCTACGTCGGCGATGTTGATGGCAATGCTGGCAAAAGTCTTGTGGTGGAGCTCGAAGGCGATCGCCGGGGGCTCTGGAAGGACTTTGCCAGCGACGAAGGCGGCGACATCATCGATCTGTGGGCGCGATCCCAGGGACTGTCGGCCCGACATGACTTTCCACGGCTGGCCAGTGAGATCCGGCAATGGCTGGGCGTGGCTGCACCGGCTCAAACCGTCGCCCGTCGAGAAGGACGTTCGGTGCCAATCGATGAGTTGGGGCCGTATTCCGCCAAGTGGGACTACCTGACGGCAGATGGCGAGCTGATCGCTTGCGTCTATCGGTACGACCCCCCCACTGGCAAGGAATACCGGCCATGGGATGTGCGCGCCCGGATGTGGCGTGCCCCCGATCCGCGACCGCTTTACAACCAGCCTGCTGTTGCTCATGCCAACCAGGTCATCCTGGTTGAGGGTGAGAAGTGTGCGGAAGCCCTGATTCAGTTGGGCGTCGTGGCGACGACGGCGATGAATGGGGCCAAAGCGCCGATCGATAAAACGAATTGGGCGCCCCTGGCCGGTAAGTCCGTATTGATCTGGCCAGACCGGGATGCCCCCGGTTGGGACTATGCCGAGAACGCTGCCAAAGCCTGTGTTACCGCAGGCTGTGTCTCCGTGGCGATCTTGGTGCCTCCGGCCGACATGCCTGAAAAGTGGGATGCAGCCGATGCGGTCGATGAAGGATTTGACTGCGTCGAGTTCATCCGGCAGGCCGAGCGGCGGATCGTTAAGGCGGCGCCTGCGCTGTTACCCACGTTCACGCTCGGTGCCTTGCTGGATGACCTGTCGCCTTTGCCGCCCGACTTGATTTCACCACGCGTGCTGACTCCTGGTGGTTTGCTCGTGTTTGGTGGAGCGCCCAAGGTGGGCAAAAGTGATTTCTTGCTGTCGTGGCTGACGCACATGGCTGCCGGAGCGACGTTCCTGGGAATGCGGCCGCCGCGCCCCTTGCGGGTCTTTTACCTGCAGGCCGAGGTGCAGTACCACTACCTGCGCGAACGGGTGAAGGAAATTCAGTTGCCGCCCCATCGCCTGCTCGACGCCCGAGTCAATTTCGTCGCCACGCCGCAGTTGCGCATGGTGCTCGACGATGCCGGTCTGGAGCAGGTGATTCCCGCCATTGCGAATGCGTTTGGCGGCCTGCCGCCCGACATCATTGCCATCGACCCGATCCGCAATGTGTTCGATGGCGGGGATGCTGGTGGCGAGAACGACAACGGTGCCATGCTGTATTTCCTGTCGCAGCGCGTGGATCGAATTCGTCAGGCGGTGAATCCGGATGCCGGGGTGATTCTGGCCCACCACACCCGGAAATTGGGCAAGAAGCAGTTCGAGGAGGACCCGTTCCAAGCGCTGGCCGGCGCTGGCAGTCTGCGCGGCTACTACTCGACCGGGATGTTGCTGTTCCGGCCCGATGAGAGTCGCACGACCCGCCAGTTGATCTTTGAGCTGCGCAATGGCGCAGGCATTCCGATCAAACACGTCGACAAACTCAAAGGCGAATGGCGCGAAGTCGATCCTGGTGATCGCCTGGTCATGAAGGAATACGGCGAGCGCCTGGATGCCGAACGTCGGCGCAAGCGCGATGCCATCTTGGAGATCTTGTTCCAGGAAGCTGCCAAGGGGAATTGCTACACCGCCAACCAATTTGCCGAGACCTTCGAGGGCAAGGCGGGCCTGGGGGGCGAGCGCACGATCCGCGAGAGGATTTCAGCCCTGTCGACCCAAGGCTACATCAAGTATTTCCGCAATGCGGCGGACTACGGCTTGCCATCCTGCGGACGCACAAAGTTCGGCTACCTCTGCGTCGAAGACATGCTGCTGCGCACACCAGATGGCGAGCCTGATCACGAAACCGGGGAGGTGCCCATGCGCGAGCAGCGTGTGCTCCCCACCCATTACAAGTGCCCTCTCTCTGGCGCGGCCATGCCGGTCGAAGACCCGGAGGTGTGGGTGTACCACGACGATTTGACCGATACGGAGGCCCCATGATTGCCCATTCATTTGTTGGAAAAACCGCTGCCAACTGCACCCACCACTTTGCCAACTTCCCGCAGTTGGCAAGGCCCTGCCAACTGAAAACCCAGACAGGACGGGCATTTCGCTCCGATTCGGTTCAGTTGGCAGTTGGCAGTGTTGCCAACTTGCCAACTGGCGCAAACCCGCGTCGTTGCTGGGTTTCTCCGGGTTTTTCAGTTGGCGAAAACTCCCCCTCCTACTACGTAGGAGAGGGAACAAAGGTTCCCTCTTCCCTACGTGGAGGGTTGGCTGCGGGTGGGAATGGTGGTGGCCTGCCTTCTCCTGCGTCATCAATCCTGGCCCTTGATCTTGGCACCCAGACCGGTTGGGCGTTGCATGGGCGCGATGGCGACATCACCAGTGGGAGTGAGACGTTCAAGCCCCAACGATTCGAAGGGGGCGGCATGCGCTACCTGCGTTTCAAGCGCTGGCTCATTGAGATCAAGCAATCGGTCGACGGGATCGATGCGGTCTTTTTCGAAGAGGTCCGCCGCCATGCCGGCGTCGATGCGGCTCACGCTTACGGCGGCTTCATGGCCCATCTGACGGCATGGTGCGAGCACCACCAGATCCCTTACCAAGGGGTTCCGGTTGGCACGATCAAGAAGCACGCGACCGGCAAGGGCAACGCGAACAAGGAGCAGATGGTGGCGGCCGCACGACAGCGTGGCCATGCCCCTGCGGATGACAACGAAGCAGACGCACTGGCGATTCTGCACTGGGCCATTGAGACACAGGAGTTTTGACATGAAGATCCCAAACTACCAATACCGCTGTCCTTTGGGACGTCTGCAACCCCAGACCACAGATCTGGACGCGATCAAGGAGCGTGGCTGGCGCGACCAGCACATCCTTGTGGTGTCAGAGTCCGATGAGCGTTTGGACTTTGTTGAACGTGAGTTCGTGAAGCGGATTGGTCAGCGTCTGTACGGTGCCAGCCACAAGCAGGGAGGTCGTCATGACTGAGTGGTGCACAGATACCGTGGCGGCCAGGTTGGAAGAGGCTGCCAACACGGGACGCCGACTGCCTCCAGTGCGGGTGCAAGGCTACTACACGGTTTGGCCAGTCTTCGTTCGTCAGGAGTGGGAGACACTGGCTGCCGACGAGAAGGTCTACCGACCCTTTCCACCAAGTCCCAAGGACATCGACCGCATGCTCGAGGTCATGCGTTGGGTGCAGTGGTTGGAGGTCGAGCAGCGCCATCTGGTCTGGATGCGGGCCAAGCGCTATGGATGGCGAGAGATCGGCATTCGCTTTGCCTGTTGTACCAAGACGGCGCAACGACATTGGCAGAAGGCACTGCAGACCCTGGCGGATCATCTTAACGGTCATGCCAAGGCGCAAGGGAGTTGATAGAAATTTCGGAAGCCTTCTAACCGGAAAGGGGAGGTTCGGGAGAACGACAAAAGAGGGGGTCTGAGGGGGTGTCTCATTTCGAAGCGAAATGCCCTACAGTGACGGCTATGGTTGCGAAAGCTGCGTGACCGAGAGGGAGGGCCCAGGCAAAAGGGGTCCTTCCTCGCCAAAATCCAATGCGAAAGACAACAG